CATTCCCCCCCCCCTTGTAAGAGTCGCGCAACAGTGCGCAAACCCATCCTATCGCACCACACAGCACAGCGCAAGCCCTATCTGATAGTCCGTGTGTCACGTGCCGCAAGACATTAGGGCGAAGCCGTACGGGTTGCATTGTTATCGGTGTGTTCCTATGATTCGCGGATAAAGTACGTTATGTAAACTAAGGTGGCGGCATGAGCGAGGATAAGTGGGCAAAGATCGAGGCGACGGCCAAGGCGCGGGGCAAGGTGGGCGACGCGGGCAAGGGCGGGGAGGGCGGGGCAAAGTCGGAAAAGGCGGGAGCGCGCGGGAAACAAAAGGCCGAAGGCCAACGGCTCAGTGTATCGGACATCCGTAAGGCAAGAGAGACGTTATCGGAGATGTCACCCAGTCAGATGGTAGGCATGTTGGGCATTAGTAAATCAGCACTAACACCTAAGCAAAGAGCGTTTGCCTATAACGTCGCAATGGGAGTAAGCAAGGCGGAGGCGTACCGCACAGCGTATAAGCGAGACGCAAAATACAGCAGCGTAAGGACCGATCCCTATAAGATCGCCGCCGATCCCCGCATCGCTCGTGAGATCGAGGCCTATAAACTCGCTCAAGAGGCGGCTAAACATCGCACCCCAGAGCAGCTAAGAAACCTTGTAATTCAAACACTTGTACAGCAAGTCATCGACCCGGAAACCCCTCCGGCGATACGTACGCAAGCGGTCAAAACTCTCGGCCAAGTGACCGAAGTAGCGGCATTTACGGAGCGCAAAGAGAGCGTCGTACATCACTCCAGCGACAAGCTACGCGCCGACATTTTCGCGCAAGTTACCGCATTGATGGCCGGTACAACCGTCGAGGGTGAGCGGATCGAGCATGACGCAGCCTCGCTTTTGGCAGAGCTTACCGCATCGACAACTACCCTAGACTCTACCCTAGACTCGTCCGATACCGACGGCCCCAGCCTTGCAGCGCAGGACACCACGCAGCCAGACAACAACAACGCGTAAGCCATTGATTCTTAACACATCCGGGGTGTTCCAGATACCCAGTGGGCGACCCCACCCATACCCCACCCCCCACGGATGGCAATGACGGCCCCTGCTGACTGGTAATACTATTCCACACAAACGATTTTAAATTCCACCCAAACGATTTTAGATTCCGCCCAAATGATTTGTAATATTTTCAAGTACTTACAAAAAACGCGTTCTCTCCGGCGTTCCGCAGACGCGAAAGGTATGGACAGCCGCCCTGAGGTCGGGCGTTGCTAGGGGCAGAAGTGGTTGTATGAGTAATGGAGGTGTGCACTACGTAATAATGGAGTATCGGCAAAACAGTGTACTACGCAATAATTGAGTATGGGGTAGGGGGTTGTTTTGGTGGTTTAGGTGGCCCCACCCCTGCTGTATGGGAACACCCCCCCGTGTATGGAACCGTGTAATGGATAAAGGCGTAGGTAAGAAAAAGCAGCGGTGGAAGGTTTGTGGTCGGCCTGTGGATTACAACCCTGAGATGACATGGACGCGGTCTAGTCCTACGAAGGCTGAGTGTGATGGGGTGGTTATGACGCCGGTGCAGAGGGATGTGTATATCTTGATTGACGAGTTCTGGAAGCGGTTTGGGTGTGGGCCGACGTACCGGGAGTTGGAGCAATTGAGGGGTGTTAGGGGTGTTGGGAATATCAAGAGGGTGGTGGATGCGTTGGTGAAGTTGGGTGTGGTGAAGCGTGTTGCGGGGATGGATCGGAGTGTGAGGCCGTCTTATATGGCGTTTCGTAAAGGTGAGTTTGACTGACGGTCAAATGAACATAAAAGGTGAGTTTGAATGACCGACCTCGCGGCCCTGATCTCGAAGTTGCCTGAGAACGAGCAGCAGAAGTTGTTGTCTCAGGTAAGTGCATATAAAGAAGCGGTTGAGCGTGAGAAGGCTCAGGCTGACTTCATGTCGTTCGTGAAGATGATGTGGCCGTCGTTTATCCACGGTCGTCACCATGCGCTGATGGCGAAAGAGCTAGAGGCTATTGCAAAAGGCGAAAACAAGCGGCTCATTATTGCGCTTCCTCCACGGCACACAAAAAGTCAATTTGCCTCATATCTTTTCCCGGCGTGGTTTCTGGGAAAGTATCCAAACAAAAAGATTATTCAGGCGTCTAACACAGCGGAGTTGGCAGTTGGTTTTGGTCGCAGCGTCCGAAATCTTGTTGGCTCTGATATATACAAAAAAGTGTTTCCTGGGATTGATCTACGCGCTGACAGCAAAGCCGCTGGCCGCTGGAGTACAAATCGCGATGGAGAATATTTTGCAGTAGGCGTTGGCGGCACAATGACCGGAAAAGGCGCAGATTGCGCGTATTTTTATTGCAAAGTACTGACCACCAAGGGTATAAAAACCATAGCCAAAGTCCAAGTTGGAGACGAAGTCTATGGATACGACCACAAAATCGGGCGAGCAAGGTTCGCCAAAGTACTTGCCGGTTCAACGGGAAGAAAGCCAACTGTCATTGATGTTGGCGGATTTGTCTGCACACCAGAACACAGAATATTTAGCAGCGAAGGATATGTTGAGGCGTCCAAAGCTCGTAACGTTGGAGTGCTCGACGTGTGGAACCAAGTTCAATCGGATGCGCAAAGAACACGAACGGTCGATGAGGGACAACCCAGATCACAAACCATATTGTTCAAGAGCGTGTTGCCTTCAGGTGAAGCACCTGAAAGTGTGCCAATGCGGAAACATAAAGGCGCCGCACGCAGCGACTTGCAAACAGTGCTATCTGAAAAACAAACACGTTCAGCTTACTTGCTTCACTTGTTCAAAGCAGTTTCTGCGTCACTCATCGGAACACGCAAAAAGTTTGCGTCTGCATGGGGAAAATTCCAAATCGTTTTGCGGGAAAGATTGCTACGAAACATATCGCACCAACAAACCACGGCAATCAGCTCCTATGGGTGGCAACTGCCCAACTTGCGGCAAGCAGGTTCGGCAGAACAAGAAGTTCTGCTCAATGGAGTGTTATGCCACGCGGAAAGCCAAAGCGGTCGAGTACTCGGGAAAATGGTCGTCCATCAAACACAAGGTGAAGAAGCGAGATGGTGGAATATGCGCTTTGTGTGGGCAAACCAAAGAGAGAGTAGCAGTGCATCACATAAACCATGTGGCATCAGACAACAGGATGGAGAATTGCATAACTCTGTGCGAGCCATGCCACACGCGATACCATACACAAACCGTGGAGCCTGTGCAGAAGATTATTCAGAACTACTTCACGGAGAAGGTCACTGGGTTGTAGATATTCAGACAGACACACAAAACTTCTTTGTATGGGGTCCAGACGTAGATACATCATCTGCGCCTGTGCTGGCACACAACTGTTTAATCATTGATGACCCGCACAACGAGGCCGAGGGAGCAGCAGCGCAATACAACCCCCATGTATTTGACAGCGTGTTTGAGTGGTATACGTCCGGCCCGCGTCAGCGCTTACAGCCTAACGGCAGTATTATCGTAGTGGCTACACGATGGTCGGACAGAGACCTTAGTGGGCAAATTCTCCGAAACTCTACAAAAGAAGATGAATGGAAGGTAATCGAACTTCCAGCGATTCTCCCATCTGGCAATCCTCTATGGCCCGAGTTCTGGAGTCTTGAAGAACTAAGTGCGCTCAAAGAAGAACTGCCCGAGTACAAGTGGAACGCTCAGTACCAACAGAATCCGACTGGCGAAGCCGGAGCCATCGTCAAGCGTGAGTGGTGGAGACGGTGGGAGCGAAACCAACCTCCGGCCTGCGAGTTCATCATCCAGTCTTGGGATACGGCCTTCACCAAGAATGAACGGTCGGACTACTCCGCTTGCACGACTTGGGGGATTTTCAATCTGAATGAAGACCCAACGGACGTAAATATCATCCTGCTCGATGCGTTCAAGGATAAGTGGGAGTTTCCGGAACTCAAGCAACAGGCGTTTGCTTCATGGAAAGAATGGCAACCAGACGCGTTTGTGGTGGAAGCCAAAGCTGCGGGTGCGCCGTTGATCTTTGAACTGAGAAGAATGGGTATTCCTGTCAGCGAATATACGCCAAGCCGAGGAAACGACAAAATTGCACGATTGAACTCGGTTACTGATTTGTTTGCATCTGGTAAGGTATGGGCACCGGATACCAGATGGGCGGATGATGTCATTGAGGAAATGGCTCGATTCCCTAATGCCGAGCATGATA